CGTAAGACTATGCTTCCGCAAGTTTCTTGAAGTAATCAAGATTCTCTTCATCAGAAGATGTAGAGGGTGTGATTGGTTCACCACCATCAAACGGAACCTTTACTGATTCTACAGTAGTAGGTGCAGTCATTGTTGGTGTTGCAACGTTTCCAAGAACAATATCCAAACGAGACTTTAAATCATCATAGGACTTGAACTTATCTTCCCCGACAAACTCTGTCAAGGAATATTGAGCGTTCCAAGTTTCTTCCATCTTGGTATCATCTTCAAACAATGGTGCCGCAGTTACAAACTCCGACTTATCATAGTTTGAGAAACCATCGACTTTACGAATCTTCAACTTGAAGTTCGCACCATCCCAAAAATTGAAAACATCTACTGCATTCTCATCTTCAAACTCTGGATTGGCCATCGAACTGACCTTATCAAAAATCTTCTTCCCATAACGGAAAAGAAAATTCTTACCTTCGTTTTGTGGATTCGCCTTGTCTTCAACGACAAAGATGTTAGAGATGTATGTTAGTCTTCGTTTCTGTTTACGAGCGATCTCTTTGTTCGCTTCGATACCTGAGTTCCAAAGAGTAGAGTTATACTCTGCCAATGGATCTTTCTGACCAATAGTGGTCAAAGAGTTCTCAATATACCATCCACCCGGCCCTTGAAAACCGTGATTGAAGATTTTGGCCCATGCCATCTCTTCATCATTGGGTGGGGGAAGAAATCGAATAACGGCATATCCGTTACCTGACTTGTCGAGTTCCGCTTTCCAGAAACGTTCATCTTCTCGACTGAAATTGTTTTTAGGATTGTTTATCTTCTCAACTTCTGTCTGAAGTTTCTGAAGATCGTTTGACCGACTTTTCTTGAGGGATGCAAATGTATTTGCCATCGTATTCTCCTTGTTCTACGTGTTTCAGATTATCCACTTTATGCATAATGTAATTCTACTTGTTTTCTAAGTATGTCTACGTATTTCTGCTTATTCACAACCACGAATGGGGCATAATTATTACACATACTATACAATTCCGGCCAAATGACCGTTTCCTCTATGCTCTCATTGAACTTAGAGGTGAAGTTTAAAATGGAATCCAGTATTACAAAGGTTTCCAATGAAACTTCTTCACCAAATACATGGCGAACTATTGGAGGATGTTGACCATCCTCAACTTTGAAAATGACATTGAAGTTTTCGTTCTCATCGAACATCTCTCCTACTTCATTCTCAAATACATAAGGAAGACTTTGAATCTTTGTCTTCCAAGCAATGTAGTTACTTCTACCTTCTGGTGAAGTTACATTACCTACCCACATTTCTCTTCCCTTAACAAAATTGGAAACAAGAAACTTGGTGAGTTCTTCATCCTTATAAATTTTCGACAAACGGATAAAATGGTGTTTGTCTTTTCGTTTCTCAAAAGAAGATTCACTTGCACGAACCTTTCCATGAAATTTAAAATAATCGTATTCCTTCTTGTTGAAGTGTTGTTTCAACGACAGATACTTTTGGTACACTTCATAAGGAGTCACTTGATATATCATATAGGGAGTTTTGATGTCTTTGGCATAAAATTCAATATCTCTGCCTCTTCCCTTAATTTGGTTTTAGTTTTAACGTTTATCAGCCCAGCACACGTTTCTGCTTCAAGACCATTTTCATCTGCATGATATAGCATCGCATCTAGATAACTCATCCTTGTTCTAGTAACGATTTCTTCAATCTCAGAATTATAACGTTCTGATGTAAACAAATTAAGTATTTCTTCCATTGTATTTTATAATTATAACAAATTATGACATCATTGTCAAGTTAAATCGTATCATTATTATTTGTTGTATTCCCTACAGCCTCTCCTTCTTTTTGTTCTGGATCATCTTTATCTTTGAACCAATAATCAGTTGACTTGGCGAGGACGGCCACATAGGCGCCCACCATGATATTCACCAGATCTCTTGATTCGGCAGGTAATGAACCATAAAATAGTAACCATATTAAAAACAAAAAAGTTAAAACTATAATCATTGACAAGATATATCTTGCCATCCAATTTAATTTCTTTCTTGTTTCAATTTTCTCATAACGTAATGCTTCCATTGGATTTTGCTCCCATAATTTTTCTTCTTGTGCATCAATCATTTCGACAGAGGTATTGATTTTACCATCCCCTAGTCTTTTATGAACTTTTTTATTCATGTTTCGTTGTCCATGAAGGGGAGTTAAATTTACTCCCCAATTTTATTTGTTACTTATTCTCTACAAATTCGTAGAGTTCAGTTGCCTTTTTCTTAATATCCTCAATGGTATAAGATTCTGGCTGAAGGTCTGTTCGTAACCTTGTAGTTGCATCACCTTGTTCTTGTGCAAAATTCCATGCATCAATGGCAATGTTTTCTTTTCTTGAGTATTCATCTTGGAGATAACCCTGTGCCATCTCTAAGAGTCTAAATCTTAATTCATATGGATTTGACATATGTTTCCTTTATGTGTGTGTTTGTGTGTAGTGGCCGGTTCTTCTGTTTCCAAGCGACCGGCCGGAGGACTACCCTCTAACTCAGCTATACTCTACGCAGCGAGTGCGTAAGAGTATGCAGTATAATCGGAATTATTTGCGATTATGGTTTCGATGTTGGTCATCACCCTATCTGTTCTCTCTGATACTATCTCTTACAATCGAAATCTATTTCAGCCCCATCAACGATAGTCATATCCAATATAAAGTGTGGCATAAGTTAAACACAATCCAAGCAATATCATAATTGCAAGCCACATTAATTTTTTTTCCATAACTCTCTTTGGTGGAGCTGATCGGAACTGCCCCGATGTCTTATAAGATACCCTCTCAGGTCATCAAACAAATTCCTGTATATCTGTAAATATTTATATTATCTCTTTCTACTGAAATGATAAGCGTCACATACTGATTTTAACTGACGGATATAATCTAAGGGATTATATACTTTCCAATCTATATGAATGTCTTGATCCAATAGAGGATTGTATTTCATAGGGTCAAACCTAATCAACGAACATATGACAATTTTCTTTGGAAGTAGTCCATACATCTCATACAGCATCATACAGTACGCTGTTCCTTGTAAGATGTATGAAAGTAGGTATTCTTCTTTTTTAATATAAGTGGCGGTTTTCCAATCTATTATTGCAAGTTCTCCTTCATAATCTGCAACCAAATCTGATGTTCCTGCTACCTTCAATCCATTAGACCACATTCCCATTTCAATTCCACGAATGTTATCTATCTTTTCGTTTATTTGAGGTATTGCAAGATTAACAAGCTCCATNTGATCTGGTGCTGCTTTATCAAAATAATTTTCATTACCTTCTAGATACTTTTCAATATATCCATGAATTCGTGTTCCCCTTCTAGAAGCCTTAGCAGAAATCTTTTTCGCCTTTTCTTCTCCGACACTTGCTTTCCACTTTTCAATTCCTGCTTTAGAAATGATTTGGTAGAGCAAACTGGTGATAGAAGGATATGTGCCATTAGGAACATGATACACTCTACTTGGGCCAGAGTTATCTTGAACTAATTGATCTTTTCGATTTTCAAGAAGATCATAATTAAATTTTTTCATTATTATAAAAACGGAGAGACTTATTAGGCCTCTCCGTTACAATATGAGATTAGTCATTCCATTATTTCGACATCAAGGGATCGGGATTGTAGAACCATTATATCTCCCTACTATTTCCTCGACTAAAGTGTGTTTAGATTATGTTCTCACTCTATTTTTATATATCATTTTCAGACATTGATTGTCGAATGTAAATGCTTACTTTTTATATCTTTGAGTTTATCTTTAAATCCATCATCTATTTTCTTTCCTGCAAAGTGCCAAGGATCACCGACATAAGGTGTGGCATATCTCATCTTTACACTACCTTCACATTTTTCTTGTGGACAAGGTTTTGTAGTAGGTTCATTTCTTCGTGCAATGGTCAATGATTCTTCAAATATTTCACCACAATTTTCACACTCATAATCGTAATACGGCATTATTATCCTTTATTTAACTTCTCCAAGAACATGGCATATATCCACCTGACATAATGGGCTCGAAATTTTCATCTACACCTTTAGGCCAACCTGCTTCTGCAAACCAACAACCATTTTTATTCTTTATGGGAGAATTCTTTTTTGCAATTTTAATAGGTAATTTTATTTTAACTTCAACAACTGATTCTTCTACTTCTGTAACAACTTTTCGTGTTTCGATAACACAATCTGGACATTCACCAGTTTTGGGATTCATCCAACATCCTGCTACAGCATGACAGACTCTTTCTTCTATAATCTCTGTCTTTGTGACTGCAGCATAAGATGCGGAACTTATTGCCATCGCTATCAAAATCGAACTCAATAAATGTTTCATAATATATCTCCTATCAATTAATGTTAGTTTTAACACTCTTTCACTCTCTACTTATATTATATCAAAACTACACAGAAATGTCAAGTTTTTTACAAAGTTTTTTTGCCACCATAGAAGATATGTCTATCTATCGAAGCCATCACTTTTTTCCTTTTACTCCACTTTGGATATTTCACCATCCAATTTGCGTGATAATGCGTTGCACCATCTGTTATGTCAATTAGTGCTTTGTCATAATGATTTACAAGAACTTTTTTTGCAAGTTCTTGTGCAGATCTCCACGTTCTACCTTCGTTTGGAGTATCCCCTCGGCCGTCACAATACCAACTAAATTGACATCTATCTCTCACAGGAACATATTCTTCTATTCTTGCATTATAACGATGTATGCCCTCATGCACTACTCCACATATGGTATTGGGATAATTTGCACGTAATGTACGATTTAACGTAACATTCGCTACTGCCAATTTTCCTGCTGTACTCTCCACTCCTGCCTCAAAGTAAATATTTTTTGCTAAACAGAGAACATCTGCTGCTGTATATTTTACTTTATCAAATTCAAGAGGTTTGTAATAGTCTGGTGCAGCCTTACTCACAACTATGGTTGGTTTCCATACTTGAGAAGGTGCATTACTATTAAGTGGTGAAGTAGTATACCATAGTGTAGCAAACAGAGCAAGGAACACCCTTACTGTCTTTACCATACTTGTACCTTTTTTTGGTTATTAAATCAGTTCACAGAAAATACATAATATATCAATTTCAACCAAATGTAGTTATATTTAGGTGTTTCTATTGTTCAACCGACACTTCTTCTTTAATTGTCTGTTTTACTTCTTCTTCTGGAAGTAAGTCTGGCCAAGTATCTTTGACTAATTTATAGGTCAATCCCTTATAAGATAATTTACCATCCTTGACATCGATTAACAATTTTGCATCTTCTGGATCAAGTCTTTCAAGTAAACCAACAAACATACTTTCTCTACGAAGCATGGGTAGGTCATGAGGACTAGGATCAGTATAGTAATCCATTTTCTTAATTTCATAATGAAGAGAATTTGAAGTCATATCTCCTTCAGTTGAAGGAGTGTATGGTGGACTTCCTGGCGGCAAAAACCACTTTACCGCTGGATGAAAATTCAATTGCAATATTGCTTTAGTTGCAAAATTTTCTCTCTGTTTAAGAAGATCACGTTTCTCTTCTCTTGTCTTGGCCTTCCCAATAACTTCAAAAGTTTCTCGCACATTAAATTCTGGCATTACATATCTCCTGTAAATTGTTTGTCTGTCATTGCAACAGTTTTTTTAATTTCTGGAACATAATCTTCTGATATTCCGAATTCTGACTCGTTCATATTCTTTGTCCATACTGCACCAATATCGGGATAGAATACCCCCACAGACCTCTTAGGAGTTCCGTCAGCGTAATATGCCATCGCAACACATCTAGGAACCACTTTATGTTCTTCATCTTGGCCCGAAAACATAGAAATCCAATCACCAGTTTTCAGATAATATTCACAGTAACGAATGTATGCTTTTCGAGATGCCACATCAATCTCTGCTATTCTTTTTTCTTTTTCACCAACACC